AAGAAAGGATTGAGCAGCATGAGCCAAGGAAGTAACAGAATAAGCAATTCCATTGAAATGAACGCAGCAGTTGTGGAATTGCTTGAGGATGTAATGAAAGAAAATGACGGCAAAGAGGGAAAAGAAAATGTGATTTTTTCGCAGAAAGCAAAAACGCTGGTAAAGGAAATTGCAGATTTTTCCAGAAATACAAGGATTTACCGAAAAGCAGAAGCACGGCGGGAAGAATTCCGAAATGAGACAAAAGACGCAACACCAGCACTGATATATGGTTATTTGCTGGATAGAGTAGTAAATGCCCCTACAATGCTTCATGCAAGTGGCAGTGTTATTTTGCTGATACCGCGGCTTGACGAGCTACTGAACGGAACGGAGGAAGCATAGAAGTGACAGAGTACGAACAGAACAAAAAGAAAATTGCAGAGTACAGGAAACGCAGCAACAGCTGGATCCTGAAAAAATTATGTGACCTGATGGAATGGGCCAACGAAAAAATTAAGGAGTGAGAGCCATGGGAGAAGAAAAGAGCCGTGATATTGCCGGCATTACAGTGAGATACAGCGACGGCAGCACAAAGGAAATTCAAAGCGGGTGTTGTGTGGACCTGGAAAAGGGCAGCGACGATTTATCGGTTGAAATGCTGAATGTGAAACCGTTCGACCTGGTACGCCTGGCATATGGTCTGGTGGCCGCGGTGCAGCGCCTGGGAATGAGGGAAGAACTCACACAGTACGCAAATGGAGCCATGGAGATGGAAAGCAATGAAGAATGTTGAAGATATGAAAAACATCAATTTTATGGTCGAACGCCTGACCGAGGATGCGGGGGAAGCATTTTCTCCAGCACGGTACAACCTGAAAAGCAGGAATGATGCCATTATAAGTCCATATAAAACATACGAGCTGTTTTTTGAAATTACTTTTATGGTAATTCAGAAACTGGGAACGTATGAAACGATCGGGACACCGGAGGAGTGCCTGGAAGCAATGCAGACGGCCAGAGCGTGTCAAGCACAGTGCCTGGATAATATAAACGACCCGCTGGAACCATTGAAGATCAGCAGCGCATTGAAAAGCGAACTGTTAAAGCTGCAATTTAGAAAGGCAGAGAAGCCGGAAAGCATTAGTCCACTGGACTATACGGTTATTGCAGCACTGAAAGAAGCTCTTGAAAAGAGGACACGGGACAATGGATAAAATAACCGTTTACACCGACGATTCCGCCCTGAGCAACGGTCGCCCTGGTTCCGGGTGTGGTTGGGCCTGCAAGTTGATGTATAAAGGCCAGGTTCGCATGAAGTCCGGCGGAGCGATAGGAGAAACTAACAACCGTATGGAAATGCAGGCGGTTTTGGAAGCTATGAAAAGCATAACTGATAAAACGATACCGGTTGAAGTGTATTCAGACAGCAACTATGTGGTGGAAACCATGAACGGCCATTTTGCTATGAAAAAGAACCGGGACCTCTGGCGGAAACTTATGAGGGAACGGCAGAAATTTACCAGTATCCGGTTTATATGGGTAAAGGGACACGATAAGAACCAGCACAACAATGATGTGGATCGCCAAGCAGTGGCAGAATCCCGGAAAGCATTGGAGGCGCAGCAAGGCTGATGAAAGCAGAGGAATTTGTAAAGACATTTACCAAAGAGGAAATTCTGGACGCACTTTTTCATAAGAGCCGCCTGAGTGAAAGAGCGGCAAGAAACTTATGCGTGGCACTGTTTGAGGAGAAAAGTGACAGGCTGCTCAATGAAATGGAACAAAGTACATCCAGGCAAAAACCGAAAAGTTTACGAGAATTTATGCAGCAGCAGGAAAAATTTGAAAAATTAGACAGACAGCAGGAAAAGTTGAGTAAAAACTTTGATTCACTTGAATGGTAGGAGGTGTGGCAGATGGACAAAATTGAGGCCGTGAGATACCTGAAAGAGCTGGGTAAAGACGCGACGCTGGAAGATGGCGTCGTAATGTTGAGAAGCAGAGCAACCGGCGCGGCACTGGATAGAGAATACAAGGCCATGAAAAAAGACCTGAAAACAGCAGGGTACAACGGAAGCCTGGGTATCCGAGGCGTGAGACGGGAGGCGGAAGCGTGAGAAAAGCGAGCATGAACTTTAAAAGCGGAGCCTTATATACCAAGGATGGCCGTAAACTTGCCGACATTGACAGCGGCATTGTTGAGTGGGGCGTACAGGTAACAGCGGAAGTCCCGACAAAATCGGTGGCAACGGTCACCAGGAACACAACCGGAACTATTGAGGGCAAGCTGCAGATCGGCCACCTGGATGTGTTAAGTCTTATGTACGGCATGAGAATTACAAACAACTGGTTAAAAATGCACGGCGGGATCATGGCCAGGAACGGCGGCAAGAAAAAGAAAAGGAGATTGTTTTGAACAAGATACAACAGATTTTTGGTCTGGATCCGGAATACAACAAGAAGATGGAGGAGCAAGCCAGACAGCTGCATGAGAAAGCGCTGGCAGGGAAATGGTGTTGCACATGTGAATATTGCATACCAGTAGACCCAAACCTCCCCGGCTTTGTGACGGCGTTTCCAGAATGTGAATACGGCGGCATGGCCGTCGAAACCTGCAGCAGGTACCGCGTGGCAGGAACTACAATTCGCAACAGTGCCTGGGCTGACCGGATCCGCGAGAGATTTATGAGGGTGGTGTGAAGATGGACAGAAAGGAAACAACAAAGTTCCTCGGCCAGTTACTTATAAACACACGTTTTGGAGGAGCTGGGAAGCACTGGGCCAGTGAGGTAAGCATTGACCCATGGGGACGAGAAGCAAAAAGAGTTGATTACATGCAATTTTCCCCAGCTGATCAGTGCTCCATATCCGGGATAGAAAAGGGCATATTTACCTGTTACGAGATAAAGAGCTGCAAAGAAGATGTTTACAGTGGGAACGGCCTGAACTTCCTGGGAGAGAAAAACTATATTGTAACCACAATGGAGTGCTACAAGGATATTTTACCGGATTTACGCAGTGGGAAATTTTCCAAACACATGCGTGAACAGTTTCCAGAATCCTCCAACTACTTCGGCGTAATGGTTGCAATACCGGACTGGGCGGAGGCGACAGACGAATTTGAGAAGCCCACACCGTTAGACGCAGAGGTAAGACAGTGGAAACTGGCGGTCATATTACCGTGCCGCTATGGACCGAGAAAACGCTCCATGACAGAATTGTTATTTTGCATGTTGCGGAGCGGACATTGAGGAGGAAGAACCATTGACAACAATAATTTTTGTTTTAGAGCTGGTCGCCCTGGCTGTCCTGATCATATGCGGGGCGTTGCTGCTCCTGGATGCGGGAAGCAAGAAAAAACAGCCAGAACATAAACCAGAGCCGCAGCAGCCGCAGCGGATAACAAAGCACCCAGGCAGAAGCAAGAGGCGACCAAAAGGGCAGACTGGCCGGAAGCACCCGAAAGGAAAGAGGGAGGACTGAGCTATGGAGTATACAAAGACAGTAACGGTCAAAAGAACGTACAACGTAGAATTTTACCCAGGCGTATTTGACTGCACGGTGGGCGAATTTATACAGCAGCGGGAACGCCTGGGAGTCCCAACACAGGGATTTAAGACCTGTTTTATTTGTGGCCGGCATTTGGCCATGAACAGAATACCGATTGTGATCAGCGTATCCGGAAAAGGAAACCGGTTCGCGTGTGATAAATGTTATGAAAAAAGCCAGAGGGAGAAAGAACATGAAAAAACAGAGTTGTAGAATGACACAGCAGGAGCGAGAAACGCACAGGGAAGCCACTAAGCTCCGTAAAATGACAGACCAGCAGCTGGTTGATTATGTGAATAGCCAGAAAGAACAGGCGGGGCCAGCTAAAGACCAGGAGGCCGTACATAAGGCAGAAATTGAAGAGTTGGAGGCGGAGGTCGCTAAGTACAAAGCAAAAGCCAACAAAGCGGAAGCAGAGGCCAGAAAAAATGCAGAAAATGCAGTAAAGGCCATTAAGGGAAAAAGCACCGGAGGAAAAGCAGCGGTTGAGCGATTCCTCCAGGAGCTGAAAAAAAAGACCGGATCCGGCAATGGAATCGGCAACGGTACAATTTTTAAATTAAAGAGAATCCTGGACACAATGCCGGACGATTTCGCAGAAAAGGAGGCGTGATCCATGGCATGGGATTCTGGTACATACAGGAGGGACGCCAGCAAGGCGAACCGCGGCAAACCATTTGAGGATTTTATCAATTTTGCAAACGAGAAATACCAGGCCAAAGGCATAGCAGTCATGCACAAGGTCCCCACGGAGTTTATACCGCTCCGCGGGGCGTATGGCCAAGTTGCAAACTGCAAGGTAGAACGCAAGAGTTGTGTGGATTATTTGGGCCGTTTCCGGGACATCCCAGTGGCGGTCGAGGCAAAGCACACCCAGGGAGCTAGAATTGATTTCTCGGCCGTCCAGGACCACCAGGCGGAGTATTTAGACGCATGGATGGAGGGAGAGGGCAGGCAACTTGCTTTTGTGGCCGTAAGTTTTGGCATGAATCGGTTTTTTATGGTACCGTGGAGCTTCTGGAAAGCAGCTCGCGATTGTTGGGAGAGACACAAGAAAACAAAGCAAAAAGAAATTGCCATTGTGCAGCAGTATGGGTGGACCTGGGAGACACCGGGAACAGCCAGCGCAAAGGCAGAAGATTTGCTTCCAGACTGGGAAGT